TTTTGTTGAATCAGTAGAAAATACAAATAATTCATACTATGTTTTTGTAGGACTTGCAAATCCTCAAGGAGCAGATACTGTTGTGGGTTATGGAAGATCAGGAAATTGGAACTCAAATACCCCTGCACCAACAGATAGTTTTTCATATAGAGCACATTCTGGTGATACTATGATGTTTGGTAAAAAGGTATCATCAGCAAATATAAGAAGAATTATAAGAAGAGTTGATTGGATATCTGGAAATAGATATGAAATATACAGAGATGATTATAGTGCTACAAATCAAAGTCCACTAACAAAAGCAAACCGATTATATGATGCGAACTACTACGTACTTAATTCCGACTTCAAAGTTTACATTTGTATTGATAATGGATCAAGTGGAACTAACCCTCTTGGAAACGTATCACAGGACGAACCAACCTTTACAGACTTGGAACCATCAAAAGCAGGAAACAGCGGTGATGGATATGTTTGGAAGTATCTTTTCACTGTTTCACCTAGTGATATTATTAAATTTGACTCAACTGAGTTCATCACTGTTCCTAATGACTGGTCTTCGAGCAGTGATGCTCAAATAAGAGCAGTACGTGAAAATGGAGATTCTACAGTAAATGAAAATCAAATCAAACACGTTTACATTGAAGATGGTGGTAATGATTATGCAGATGGGTTAGGTCAAGAGGTAGATATTATTGGTGATGGTTCAGGTGCCAAAGCAAGAGTTGATGTAGTAAACGGTACAATTACAGATGTAAGAGTGAGTGCTGGTGGAAAAAATTATAGTTATGCTCTAGTTGATTTAGGAACAATCAATAGTAATGTTGGTGCTGATAAAAAAGCAAAACTCATCCCCATAATACCACCAAAGTTAGGACATGGAAATGATGTATATACCGAATTAGGTACTGATAGAGTGATAGTGTATGCTAGATTTGACGACTCTACAAAAGATTTTCCAATTGACACAAAATTTGCACAAGTTGGTATAGTAAAAAATCCAACAAAAGCAGGTACAGCACTAACTTATACTGATAATACATATTCGTCTTTACAAGCGGTTAAATTTAGTACTGTATCTGGATCTTCACCAAAAATAGGTGAAGAAATTAGACAAACTCTAACCGTTTCTCCACTTAATGGAAAAGTTGCAACAGGTTTTGTAGCATCCTATGATCTTGAAACTAAAGTTATGAAATATTTTAGAGATAGATCTTTGAATTTCAGCAGAACTTTTTATGATCATACTGATTATTCTGGTATTTCTACATCTGGTAGAGTGTATGGATTTGAAAATGCAATTACTTCAAATAATATAGTTGGAACAGCAACTTCATTTTCTGGAGCAGTTGATATTAATTTTTCAGATGCTACAGTAAACCCAAATGGTAATAAGGTAATTAACTTGGGAACAACGTTTGCTCAAGGGTTATCTGATAGTGAGATAAATAAAGGGTCTGGTGAAATAATTTATCTAGATAATAGACCAATAATTAATAGAAACCCTCGTCAAAAAGAAGACATAAAAATCATACTGGAATTTTAACCGATGCCACAGAAGACTAACTTAAATATATCACCTTATTATGATGATTTTAATAAGGATAAGAACTTTTATAAAGTTCTATTTAAACCTGGATATCCTGTACAGGCAAGGGAATTAACTGGTTTACAATCCTTACTACAAAATCAAGTTGAGTCATTCGGGAAACATATCTTCAAAGAAGGATCAATGGTTATACCAGGTGGTATTGAGTATGATCCAACTTATTTTTCTGCAAAAGTTAATGCAACACATTTAGGTATTGATATTTCAGTCTACTTAAGTAATATTATTGCAAATAATAATGGAAAAGGTACAAGAGTAAGAGGACAAAGTTCAGGTATAGTTGCAACAATTAAAAATTTTATTTTACCACCAGAAGAAGGTGTTGATGATATAACAATTTTTGTAAAATATAACCAATCTGGAACTGATGGTGAAAGTGCTGCATTTCCTGATGGTGAAATATTAATTCTTGAAGAGAATGTAACTTATGGTAATACAACATTAAATTCTGAGGAAACAGTTTTAACTTTAGTATCTGAAGATGCAACCGCTACAGGATCTGCATTTGGTGTTAATAAAGGTGTATATTTCTTGCGTGGTACATTTGTAGACGTACCCACCTCTCAAATTATTTTAGAACCATATTCAAATACACCATCATATAGAGTTGGTTTTGAAATTTTAGAGGAGATTATAAATGCAAACGATGATTCTTCATTATATGATAATGCAAAAGGATTTACAAACTTTGCAGCACCAGGTGCTGATAGATTTAAAATTACAGTAAAACTCGCTAAAAAGGATTTACAAGATTTTCAAGATACTAATTTTGTTGAATTATTCCGAACAAATCAGGGTCAAACTAAAAAATTACAAGATGCCACAGTATATTCTGAGTTAAGAAAATATTTTGCACAGAGAACTTTTGATGAATCTGGTAATTATTCAGTTGAACCTTTCCGTGTAACAACTCAAGATTCATTAAATGATGAAATTGGATCTGGTGGACTATATGGTGAAAATCAAGTAACAGATGAGGGAAATGTTCCAATTGATGATTTAATGTGCGTTAAATTATCACCAGGTAAGGCATATGTAAGAGGTTTTGATGTATCATTACCAAACACAACTGTAATTGATGTAGAGAAACCAAGAACCACTAAAACTGTTACAAACGCATCTATTCCATTCTCAATGGGAAGTTTGATAAAGGTTAATAACGTAAAAGGTGCACCTACAATAAGTCTTGGTGGAAATAGTTCAAATGTTGTTGAATTAAGAAGTCAAAGAATTGGAAGTCAAGGTCATGTAGCAGCAGGATTGCAAGTTGGTGAGGCAAGAGTATATTCATTTGGTCTGTCTGATGCTTCTTATTCTGGTGCAACAACACCTTGGGATTTATACTTATATGATGTTCAAACATTTACAATTTTAAAATGTAGTGCTTTCATAGACTCTGATGTTTTAAAAGGCATGAAAGTAAGAGGTTTGGCAAGTGGAGCAATAGGTTATGCTGCAAAAAATGCTGGTACAACAGGTTTAGATGAGATAGTATTATCTCAAACAACAGGAACATTTATAGAAGGTGAGCAAATTATTATAAATGAGAGAACCTCAACTACACATGGATCATTATCAATAAAATCAATTATTAAATTCACAACTGATGATATAAAATCAATTTATCAAGACACTTTTGGAACAACAGGTATTTCTACTTTTAACTCTGATACAGTATTATATGATCGTGTTTTACCTAATTTTTCATTGAGTGATCAAATTAATATAGTTGGAACTGCAGCAAGCGTATCGAATAGAAGTTTTGCTGGAGTTGGTATTAATACCATGTCATTAATTGCTTACAATAGAGGTAATTATGAGGATTTGACTTTTAATGGAATTAATACAATCTCTCCAGATGGTAAAGTATTAACACTTTTTGCTACAACGAATGTGGTTGGAGTAAGTACAGGTAATGTAACACCTGGTTCTTATCCATTTAGAATTAAAACACCTAAAATATTAAATTTAGAAAATTCAGGCATATATTCAAAATTACCAAGAAAAATCATTTCTAGTGTTGATACTGCGACCTCTAATTTAACAATTAGTAGACAAATTACTAGTCAAACAGTATCAGCAACTGGAACTTTAACAATTAACTCCCAAGCAGGATTTGATGCAGGTTCTGGAATTTCAAGTGCCTTCTTTGAACCATTTGATGCTGAAAAATATTCAATTCATTATCAAAATGGTTTAGTAGAAACACTAACAGCAGATCAAGTATCTGTTGATAATCAAAATAATGATGTGACATTTAGTGGTTTATCACAACCTTCAGCAACTCAAGTGACTGTGAATGTCAGCATGAAAAAAGTTGGTGCCTCTAGTAAATCAAAAGATTATACAAGAAGTCAACAACTAGAAGTTACAAGAACAGTTGGAATATCCACATTGACAAGTTTACTTATACCAAGTAATGCTTATGGATTAAGAGTTGAAGATAGAGAAATATCACTCAATGTACCAGATGTTTCAAAAATTGTCGCAGTTTATGAATCAAAAACAACTGCTACCCCAACATTAGATGCTCTTACATTTGTTTCTGGACTATCATTAAATACAACTGCTGTAGTAGGAGAAAAGATATGTGGTAAAGATAGTAGAGCAATAGGTCAAATTGTATCAAGTCCAAATCAAGCAGAAGTAAGATTTGTATATTTAAATGATAATAAATTTGTTATTGGTGAGGTTGTAGAATTCAAAGAGTCAGGTGGTGAGCATATACTACAGGGAACAATAGCAGGTAACTTTATTGATCGTACAAATAATTATGTTTTAGATAAAGGTCACAAAGCACAATACTGTGATTATTCTAAAATTATCAGAAGGGCAAAAGTAGGTGTGCCCTCTAAAAAATTATTAATTATCTTTGATCAATATCAAGTTGCAAGTGGAAATAGTGGTGATTTCTATTCAGTAAATTCATATACTAAAGAAAGATATTCTAATGATATTCCTCTGGTAGATGGAAATAGAGCAACAGATATAATTGATTTAAGACCAAGAGTAAAAACATTTACTATAAGTAATGAAAATGTTTCTCCTTTCTCATTTGATGCAAGAGAATTTGAGTCAACAAATCCATATGTAGTTACACCAAATGAAAGTTCAATATTAGGATATAGTTTCTATCTACCTAGAATTGATAAACTCGTAATCAATCAATACGAAGAAGTAAAATTAATTAAAGGTGAACCTGCAGAGGAACCAGCACCACCAACAGAACAAGGCAATTCAATGGAAATTGCTGAGATCGCTTTACCAGCATATCTTTTTAATACAGTAAAATCTCCTAAAATCAAAATGTTTGAAAATAAGAGATTTACAATGAGAGATATTGGTGCTCTAGAAAAGAGAATTGAAAATTTAGAGTTAACAACAACTTTAAGTGCGTTAGAGATAAGTGCACAATCACTTCAAGTTAGAGATGCTGATGGTCTCGATAGATTTAAAACTGGTCTTGTTGTTAATGATTTCTCAAGTAGAAACTTTATTGATTTTACACCAGAAATAGGATCAAGATGTGATGTAGATGTAATTAATAGTGAATTAGTAAGTGCTACAGATTTTTGGTCAATAAATCCAGAGTTAGCTTTGAATCCAGCTATTGATTTAAATTCTGCTGATTTAAACTCTAATTTACAACTTTTAGATACAAATTGTAAAAAAACAGGTGATCTAATAACATTAAATTATACAGAAGTAGATTGGTTAACACAACCTCAAGCTACTGAGGCAGAGAATGTAAACCCATTCAATGTAATCGTCTTTATGGGTGGCATAATATTAGATCCACCATCAGATAATTGGGTAAGAACAATTTACACAAATAATTCTAGAGTTGAGTCCACTGGTGCTGAATGGGCTGAGGTTGCCAATGAAGAGGTAATTGGAACTTTAAACGAGTCTCCTCTTGAATCATCTAATGGTACTTTATTTGTAAAAGACATTCAAGATCCAGACTATAATTGGTACAGAAGAAGAATTAGAATTGTTAAAAGATTAACTGCTCAAACTCAAGAGATTAGAAGAACATTCCAAAATGTTTTACAAGGTCCTAGTCATGAATTTGATTATGTTGAGAGCATTAAGTTAACAAGTGAAGCAGATCCTTATATGCGTTCACGAAATGTATTTTTCAATGCAAATGGATTGAAACCAAATACAAAACATCATCATTATCTTGATAATGGAGTTCCCGATATATTCCCTAAATTAGTTGAAATTAATATGGTTTCTGGAACATTCAGTGTTTTTGAAGATGTAAACATTGAAATAGATGGTACACAAATTGGATTTGCAAGAATTCAACAACCAAATCATAAATTTGGTGATACATCAAGACCTGATGTTGGTGCTGGATTAGGATCTCCTTCAGTTTTAGTAGAAAAATACACAGTTGACCCTTTTGATACATCAAGACCAGCACCATCAGATACTTATTCAGCAACATCTAAGTTACTTAATATTGATACAATATCACTTGCAAATCAAGAAAAATATTTTGGTTACATTACCAAAGGTGCAAAAATTGTTGGTAAGAGTAGTGGTGCAGTTGCAACTGTAAGTAGCATAGACTTATTCAGTGATAATTGGGGAGATTTATTAGGATCTTTCTTCTTTAGAGATGCG